TTTCCATAGCCGATGTCGTGGCATACACTGATAAGTCAGGCTTGTTTTCGATATACGTAACCTTGGACGGGTCGGTTTCACTCCAATTGGCCTGTTGCTGGATAAACGTGCCGGACTGATCGACCACCCAACCGACGTCGCCAGAGCTGTTCAGCACGCCCAGGACCTTGCCCGCATCGGACGGAGACGCCTTTGGCACAAAGCCCGCATCACCTTCAATGATGATTTCCTGGTCGGGCATTAGGTTACTCGGATTATCAATTGCCATCTAAAACTCCTGTGGGCGTACAGCCCGGTTTTCCATTTATAAACTAATAAGTATTCACACCATTATGGTGTAATTTAACCAACAGATAGATATGGAGAAGAAATGGATTTACTATACTGGAAACCCATTACCAGAAAAAGAGCCCGCACGCTTTCCTATCAAGACCCGGACTTCGTGCTAGGATATGACATCGACGTGGCAGACTTCACCGCCCTTGTCGAAAAGTTCAACAAGAATACACTGGAATACACCGAAGAACACCGCCTATATGACCACATCCGGACCATGATCAACATCGTCATGGAAAACCCGTCAATCAACCCAAAGGGGTCGGAAAAGGCGGAATGTGCCGACATGATGTTCGTGGATGCATGGCAAGCAATGCGGTATATCAAGACCGGCAAGAGCCCATACAGCTACATCTACCGGTCTGCCTATACCGCCGCATGCCGTTACTTCAAGAAGAAGATATCCGAACGCCGAAAAGAGGAAGCTATCCAGAAACACCTGTGGGAATGCTTCCGTGACTACCAGGATGCACAATCGGACGGCAGAGTGTACAACGTTAACGTGGACTAAAACAAAAAGGACTGGGTCAACCCCAGTCCCTTTTTAATGGTCTTGAATTACCAATTACGGGTTTGTGTTAACCACATTGATAACCTTGTCGCGGACCAACACGTACACGACCTGACGCGGATCAACAATACCGGAGATGGAAGCCACCGTCCAGCGAGTGTCGTTCGTGCCAGCCATGGTGTTCACTGCGCGGTTTTCGATAACCGTGAGACCTTCAACGGTTTCCGTCTTGGTGTCTGCGTTGGAAGCGTCGAGCTCGTCGAGAGTCTCGAATTCCATTGCGCCCTGAGCACGGATGAAACCACCGAAGTAGTCGCCGACCGGGAGGAGGTCGACATCAGCAGCCGTGATGGAAGCAAATGCAGAGTTGAAGGCGGTGATAGCTGCGGACTGGTCAGCACCGAATGCGGAGCCATCCTTCTTGCAAGCTTCCTTGGTGCCTTCGCCAGCGAAGTTGACCTTACGGATCTTCATGACGCCGTTGGATGCGGAATCCTCATAGGCAATGAAAGCCTTGAGTGCGCTGGTCTTGTCACCGACAAGGTCAGTTGCGTAGACGTTCTTGATCCAGAGGACATAGCCCTTCGGAATCTTAGCACCGACACCGGTAAGGGTGAGGGTAGCGTTGATGCCGTCGCCAGCGTCAGCGTAAGTGATTGCCGTGACCTTCTTCATTTCAGTGTCGAGGTCAGAGTCGACAGACACCATCGGCATAAACTGGTTTGCACGGTAGGTGACGTCAGAGAGAGCACCAACGAGACCAGCCTTGGAGAACACGTCAGAAGCTTCAACCGGGTTAAAGCTCTGACCGTTGCTGGAAAGGATGCTGTTGATCATCGGGTTCACAAAGCCGTAAGCGGTTTCGTCCGTAACGGTCTTCAAGAAATTCTGGCCCTTAAAGAGAGGCTGGAAACCCACACCAACGAATGCGCTGTTCTGCAAACCGAGGTCAGCGTCCACGGCAGCACGAACGACGCCGTTGATGAGCTTCTTGGCGTTCGGCTTTGCGATTTCGTCGTCCCAGTTGGCGTCGGTTACCTTGTTCAAGAAATTAGTCTCGATGACGACGTTTCCGAGCTTGATGCTCTTCTTGACCTTGCGTTCCTGGAGCTTGGATGCACCCTTGCCCACGTTGCCGGAGTAAGTGTCCGTAACACCGTTGGTAAGGTCGAGACCTTCCTGGTAGACACCGGCATCACGAAGCACAAACTCATAGTCGACGCCATTGCGACGACCCTGGAGCTGGTCCTTACCGAAGTACTTGCGGGAACCGATGCGGAGATAGTTGGCGGATTCAGCGGCACGGAAGGCGACAAGCTCGGTGCGGCTGTTGGTTTCAAAACCAGAATTGTAAGATGCTGCTGGCATACTTTTATTTCCTTCTATTTAGAGTTTCGGCCTACGGATGCATCTTCGCATAGTTTGTCCAGTACGCCCTGTCGTGTACCGGAGCCGTAGGCTTGCTGTTAGCCACCACTTGCTTTCCGATTACCGGAAGCGGCTTGGCGGTGACTGGTTTTTCTTGAGCAACAGATTTAGCTTGGGGAACGGTCTTCTGCTCGGAAAGAAGTTCCTGCGTGAGCTGGTGCAAGTTGTTCTTGATGATTTCCGGGTCTTTCGAACCGTTGAAAACCCTGCGTAACGCACCGGTCTTCAAATCCATCAGCTCCCTTAGCACTACCGGGTATCTGTCGACAGTTGACAGGTAATTCAATACCGTCTTAGCAATCTCGCCACGTCCGTTCGGATGCATGTAGTCCGCATCTGCTTTCTGCAACGCGTCGTAGAACTGCGGGCCGTTCGTGCGTAGCATCTCGCGGTATTCATAGCGTTCGTCTTCGTCTTCAAACGAAAGTTCCTCACGCCGTGCCGTCTCGATCTCCGCCGCTTCACGCTGGGCATTTTCCATCATCTCGGAACGGAACTTGACTTCGTTCTGCATGCTGGCTTCCTTCGCCTTCCAGTCGGCATACGCGCCGACGTCGTTGTCGAAGTCTTCCAGCCGGAGACCCTTGTACTTTTCGAGTTCCTTGTTCAGGCTCTCGATAGTCTCCTGCTGCTTGCGGATGGTCTCGCTTCGTTCACGCAGCTTCTCGTTCTGCTTTGCGAACTTGTGTGCGATTCGTTCTTCGCGTGTGTACTTCTGTCTGGGCGGAACGTCCTTGTCTTTCTTGTCGACCTGTCTGGTTTCAGACGTCTCGGTCTTGCTCTCGTCCGGCTTGACTTCCTTCTGCTCCGGCTTTTTCGTTGCTTCAGGCTCCTTGCCGTCGATTACCGGTTCTTCCTTCTTTTCCGCCACTTCCGTTTGGACGGTGGAAGTGTCGTCGCTTTTGGGTTCCGGTTCCTTATCTTCAACAGTCTGCTTGGCTTCCTCTGAGGGTTGTCCAGACGCCTTAGCCTCAGCCTCGTGTTTCTGTCGGAGATAGTTCAAAGCATCTTCTGTGCTCACCATAGGTGAATCTCCAAATAGGCGGTTTAAAATTTGCAGTCGCGGCCTATTCGCGACCTATGTCTGGAATAAGTAGTAACGTCGAATGTTTCAAAAATTTTTCATAAAATGTGATACAAAGGGTTTACAATGTGACACGAAAGAGATATATTTGTACACGTAAACAACAAACAACAAATAACAAACAACAAAGGACAATAACTATGAAGCTCACCAAGAAACTTATCGCCGAAACCTATGAAGCCCTCAGCCCCGCTTGCACGAAGACCGAGTACGTCAACCAGATCGTCGCCAAGGCTGACGAAAACTTGCAGAACATGCTCGATGCAGAATACGCAAGCATGTCCGACGTAGAATTCGCCAACATCGACCGCAACTCTCCGGACTACGCCAAGCGTACCGACCACGCTCGCAAGGTCTGTGCCGCCATCAACGCTATCAAGGCTTGGAGGAAATAATGAAACGCAAGACAGCTATTGTCCACGTACGAATCGACGCCGACCTCGAACAGTTCCTTGAAGTGCTTAAGGAACGCCCCGGTGGCTTATCGAGATTTATCAACGATGTCATCCGGAAGGAAAAGGAGCAGACAAAATGAACAAGAATATCCTCTGGACAGAACTCGCCATGTTCGCAATAACCATGTGCGTGATAAAGTTCGCCACAAGCCATATCACGGTGGAAATTGTTATCGGCTATATGATTGGGCGGATTATCGGGTTCTTACTTTGGCACAAGTAAGAACGACAAAGGTGGTAACCATTGGTTACCCCCTTTAGACAGGTGCACAAATGGATAAAAAGAAAGTAGCAAAGAAAAAGGGGTCAAATTCTATATATCTTTTTGAGTATCTTTCTGTCGATGCATCGACACAAAAATTTTGGTCCCGATAGTAAAAGTCGAAAAATTTGAGCACTAGTCTTGAAAAAAGTGGCGAATTTGATGAAATTTCGCCACTGAACTAGTGCTCAAATTTGTGCACTATTTTGTGCACTATCTCCAGAACTGGCTGAAGTGCTTTTCCACGTCGGGGGCGAGAACCAGCTGTTCCACCTTTTTGGCGGTGGAGGCGGTGGTTCCGCCAGCCGGGTAGAAATACGGCTTAGACGGGTTGCTTCTGAAGTACACGAACGCACCGCCCATCCTTGGCTCTATCCGCATGATCATGGAGCTGGTGGGGTTGAGCGGTAGTCTCGGCTGTACATCGTCGTCCCAGTATTCAGGGATAGAATCCAGTTCCTTGTCAGCCATCACCCTTGCAAGGTATGGGTTAGTGGCGTACAGCTGGCGGTATCTCGCAAACACCGCCTCACGCTGTTCGTCCGTCTGCCTACGGGCCGCCAAGCGGTTTGCGTAGTTGACCAGGTTGGAATCGTTTTTTCCGAAGTCAAAGGCTATCATGTTAGCCTCCGGTCACAGCGTCCACGCCGTCGTTCACGCCGTCCGCGTAGCCCTTCATTTCCGCCTGGTCGACCTTGCCCTGCATGTCGGCGAGCATCTGATCGGATTCACGCATCGCCTTGATATTGTCGTTCTCGGCTTGCTGAATCACCTTTGCAGCGTCGAGCTGGAGCTTTCCGGCATCAACCGCGCCAGCCTGTTGCAACTTTGCCGTCTCGAGTGCCATGCGGTTCTGTTCCTTCATTTCCTCAATGTTCCACTTGAGGATGCGTTCTTCACGGCCTTCCATGAGTGAAAGCTGTGCGGCGTCGAGCTGTTTCTGAAGTTCTGCGTTCTGTGCACCCACCTGGTCAAGCTGCATCATTGCCATGTCGAGAGTCTGCTTCATCTGTTCCATCTGGTGGAGCGCGACCGGGTCTGCCTGTTGTTCCTCTGCGATATAGCGGATGTTCGGAGGCAAGTTGGCAATGAGGTTCTTGGTCATGTTCTCGCCGACGTCATCTTCAAGGGTCTTGGCAAACCATACAGCGAGCACCGGCTTCATTTCGTCAGGGCAGATCGTGGCGAGGGCGGCCAATTCCTGTCTTGCTTTCATCTGCCTTGTGATTACGGATGGCCCGTTCTCCAGTGTGAACGGGTAGTCCTGACCGCCACTGAGAAGCTCGATGAAAATCTTGGAGATTACCTGGCACGACGTGAAGGCATGGTTGAAGTACTGTGCCGTGTTGCTTTCCTTGCTGGTCTGCTGGCGCATGATTTCAGTCGCTGTCTTTTCCGGCGTGGTGTCCGGAATACCGGTGAGAGGCACACCGACCACGTCTTCCATCAGTGTGCGGACAGTGGAAATGACGTTCTGTAGGTCACCTGTCTGGAATTGCTCGACCAGCGGTTTCGGCTCGATCTCGCCCTTCCAGTACACAGCCATCGCGTCTTCCTTGTCGCACGCCTGGACCTGTTTTTCAAGGCCGTCGAACGCGCCGACATGGGAAAGGTAGGATGCCTTGACGGAACGGCCACAACGCTCGATCAAGGTCGAGTATGCCTGGTTGGCACCGAGTTCAAGATCTAAAGTCTGGTTCACAATACCGTCATAGTTGACCTGTTCATGCTCGTAGATTTCGTTGCCCACGAAGCGGATGATAGGGATGTACTTGATGGGAAGGACTGCGTCCTGGACGACCTTGTCGCCCACGATCTTGTAGAAGTGTACACCGTCATTTTCCTTGACATAATAGGACACGACGGCAAGCTGGTCGGCAGGGCAACCCCACTGGGTCATCTGTCCGAAGTTGATTACCGTGGACTGTTCCGGGTAGTTGAACGGGGCAACGGAATCGCCGTATAGTCTGCGAGCCTTTTTCAGACCGATGTAGTTCACGATTGCGCCTTCCTCCGCGTCTGCACCGGAAACAGTGGTGATGCTCGGGTCCAGTGCTACCGACTGGAGATGCTTTACCGACTCAAGGACGACTTTCGGTTCGCCTGAAAACTCGTCGACATCGGTAGAAACGACCACGAAGCCATAGCCCGTTAGCACGCACTTGCGGAAGGCGTCGATAAGGGCGTTCTTGACATCGTTCTCTGCCTCAAGGGAGTCGATTGCTTCCTGTAGACGCTTGAACTCGCCTTCCTTGCTCTTGAGTTCCGTATGCCACGGAGAAGAACTGAGAGGGCTTGCAATCGCGTTGCAGAGCACGTTCCAGTTGTTCAGCGACAGATAGATACGGCGTCTTCCCGTGCGGAACTTCTTCATGTCGTCGTCCCAGAAACCGCCGGAATAGCGGTTCAGGTCCTTGGTGGCACGCAACAGCGTCTTGGAATACCGTGCGCTGGACTTTGTAAGGAAGTCGTTGCACTGGTGGATGATCTCGAGTGAATTTTCTATTGCCATTTTGTTAAATTTCTCCACTTTTGCTATATTTCACACATCCACACGTATACGTGTGTGAGTGTATTGAAACTGGCTCTAAATTACTTCTGTTCGTGCCGATCCATACATTCGTACTCGATTCCCATGTACACGTGGTAGTCCGTGAATGTCGGCGATTCAGAACCGCCGAACGAACGGCTTCCCTTCATGATGACCGGGGATACGCCTGTGTAGGAAAGGTTTTCCTGTTCAGCAGTCGGGTCGTCAAACCACGGACGGATGCAGAACGTGTTTCCAGACACGAAGTAACCGCCGAGACCGGCCTCGACCGGGACGTTCATCGAGTACTCGTAATCGCTTCCGCTGTTCAAAAGCGTGGAGCCGATGTCTGTCAGCTTGGCGTTGATGCGGAAACGGTCGATTCCGAGCCGGAACATCTCGACCGTGTCGAAATGGTGTTGCATGTCATAGTGCGGTATCATCTTACCAAACCAGCAGTACTCGCCGCTAGACGCAGTGTTGCCAAGAGTCGTCTGGATGAGCGTGTAGGGGTCGGTAAGCCACTGGGCAGCCCAGCTCACGTGATGGATGGTGAACTCGTGGATTTCACGCTTGGTCCGGTACGGCAGGAATCCGCCAGTGTTTCCGGCGTATACATAGTCGTGGTGGGAATCGATCGGGTCAAGGTTGGTACGGTCGAGAACGATAGGCGAGTGCACCGTGGAAGTGTTGTTCGCCCATACGCCACGGACAGTCGTATTGGCAACAGCCGGCTGCAAGGTGTAATAAGCCTTGAGCGTGTTGTGCACCATCTCGACCTGTGCAATCTGGTTCACCGTGTAGTGAAGCACGTTGGACGCGATGGTCGAATGGCGTGCGGTGTACATGCCACGAAGCGTCATCGGGATAGCCACGTTGCAACTGT